CTGCAGCGGAACCAGCACGTCCGTGGTCGATCTCGATCAGGTGCCTGTCTGGAAGCCTTGTTTGTGCTGCGACGGACGTGACGCATTCGGCGAGCGCGACCGCGCGCGTCGGAAGCGACGGTGTGATCAGCGCGACCCTCATGCGGTCTGCCGCGATTCCCGCACAACCTGTTCGTACCGGCCTCGGTTCAGCGCCGACAGATCATCTCGGGCCTGTATGCGCCTCGACGTGTAGTTGCCAATGTGGGTGAGGCCAACGGGTACTTCGGCGAGACGCATGCCTGCAGCTGTGGCGCGAACGCAGAGGATGTTGTCACCCCAGTACGACGGCTCCTTGAGGTCGTCCCAGCCGCCGATTGCGTGGAGGTCGTCGCGCATGATCGCGAGACACCAGCCGTCGAGATAGGGGATCGGCTTGCCGTCATCAACCGCTGTGTGAGGGTCTGCGCGAAGGTGGGCTCCGACAAGGGTGCCGGGCTTGAGCGCCTGCCGGATGTTGTCGGCCCACGTTGCGGAGACCATTCGGATGTCGTTGTTGAGGAAGCAGACGGCGTCCGTTTCGACGAGGTCGAAGGCGACGTTGCAGGCTTTCGAGAACCCAAGGTTTGTGTCGACGCGATGAACGTTTGCGCCCGGGATGCCGGGATGCTCGAGAGGCGGCTCGGATGCGTTGTCGACAACGATGATCCGGTCTGCGTCGGCGAGAACGCTGATGGCTCGCCAGTAGGCGGGCGCGAGCTCGTGGCAGTTGTGCCACGGAGTCACGACGGTGAGGGACGTCACGCTCTGACCGCTTTCTTCCCGGCGGACTTTGGCTTCCCGATAGTCACGGGCCGAAAGCGGCGTTCCAACTCGGCGAGCACAGGCGTCCAGTGGTCACGAACGACCGTCGTAATGTCGTAGTCCAAAGCGAAGTCCCGAGCCCACTTGCGACGCCGGTGTGCCGTCGTGTGCGCCTGCTCGAGCGCCGCCACGATCCCGTCGACGGACGGCACCTTCCGGAACGAACCCTGCTCAGACCACGCCAACTGACCGTCAACAAGCCAACCTGGGCCCGCGAGCTCCCGCATCGCCGTCCAGTCGGTCGCGATCACCGGAGTGCCGCACGACTGCGCTTCGATCAAAGGCACGCCGAACCCCTCACCATACGACGGGTTCAACAGGACGTCGAGGGCCGAGTAGACGTTAGGCATGAACGACGTCGGCAACCCCGTGATGTACCGGTACGGGTCGATGAACCTGACACGATCCGGCGGCAACCCGTGGGCGGCAACGATGCTGGGAAGGTTCACACCGTTGACCTGTCCGTGCGCCTCCGTGTGCAAATACATGAGGGCGTCGTCGTGCTTGGCGGCGAACCTGGCGAACGCCCCGATCGCCTCCGGAAAGCCTTTGCGCGGCGGAAACCCTTTGTTGGCTGCGACCATGCCAACCACGAACGCCTGCTCCGGCAGTCCGATTGCCGCCCTCGCCTCCGCCCGGTCGACCTCCTGAAACAACTGGGTGTCGACAGCATGCGGCACATACAGGGGCGCGAGATCATGGCGTGCTAGCTCTCGTTCTCCGAACCTGCTCATCGCGATCGGTGTCGCACCCGACTGACGGAAGAACTCAAGGACAGGTTCGGGTGCAGGATCGTGGTCGACGGGCGCCCAACACGCCGTGGGTGCCTGCTTCAGCTGGTCTGTTGCCAGCACCCACGCGTCAACCAACGTGATGATGAGGCCGTCAGCGAGGTTGCCGCCGAAGTGGTCTCGCGCGTGGTTGAGGATGACGTCGTTGCCGTATGCGTCGTAGCCGGCCGGATACGTTTTGATTGTGTTCCAGTCGGTGATCGCACCTTGGATGCCGTAGAACGCGCTGATCGCAATGTCGTGGCCGAGTGCTTGCAGAGCGGGCGCCGTTAGCGCGGTCTGTGCGCCGTAGCCGGTCAGGTACCCGCATGGGCTGCGTTCGAGTGCCACAAAATGCGGATAACGGCATCACCTCCTTCTTCTTCTCCATCTCGGAGATCCGCCGTCTCGGCGGGTAGAATGTTTAGATGCCTGCTCCGTTGCCGGACGCGATTCGCGAGGAGATCGTCCGGCTCTACTTGACACCACTGGACGATGGAACATGGGTCGGATCTACTACGATCGCGCGTCGCCTCGGGACTACGACTACAACCGTCCATAACACGATTCAGCGCGCGGGATTCAGGGTGCGAAATAGCAGGGAATCCCACGCTCACGGGAAACGGTGCAAGCCGATCGTCAACGTTCCGACCGGAATCCCGCCTCTCTGTCTGTGTGGTTGTGGAAACGAGACGGTCTGGAATCGACGTGAGAAACGTTGGCGTGCCCGGATCGTCGGCCACCGTGTGCCTCCGCCAGCTTCGCTAGGGAGAAGCAGGGGCCGCGCAGGCTCATTGAACGGCCAGTGGAAAGGAGGCGTCACACCAGAGAGGCAGCGTCTCTACAGGAGTGCGGTCTGGAAGCAGCTCGTGTCGTCAGTATTCGCTAGAGACCACTACCTGTGCATAAGGTGCGGATCCCCGAAACGGGGAAAGGGATCTCTTCACGCTCACCATGTGAGGCCCTGGGCGGGCCATCCTGAGCTGCGAATGGATCTTGCCAACCTCGTCACGCTCTGCCGAGTCTGTCACCTCTGGGTTCACTCGAACGCGAACACGAAAGGCGCGTATCTGCGTTTAGCTGGGCAGGTCGTTGTAGAAGCGGCCGCCACCGTAGTAGCGGGCACGGCTGGACGCGGTGCCGCCGATCGCGACCTCGTCGTTTGTGATGTCGGACGAATACCCGTCGACTTTCGTGACGTTCACGGTCGTGAAACCACCCGGGTCAGATGCAGTCGTGACGCCTTGGGCGCGTAGTTGTTTCGCCATTTCGGCGTAGGCGGTCGCCTGCTGCGATCGTTTGAACGATTGTCCGTCGGTTGCGAAGTCGTATGATCGGGCGAAGCGGAAGACGGCGGCTTCGGCTGCGCGCAACCGGGCTTTCAGAACGTTGTTTGTTTCTTCGGTGAGGAAGTAGTCGAGTTCGTCGTCGTTGAAAACGTAGTTGGTTGTGTCGGTGTCGCCGAGCTCGAGGCGGAGTTTGTCGCGTGTGACGGTGATCGCGGCCATTTAGCACTCCCCTTCGTATGTGGTGTTGCCTGGCCTGCCTGCGTATGCGAATGCGCCTGCTGCGGCGTAGGTGGTCGCGGGTGTGTCGTCGCCGGCGTAGGTGAACGCTGGGGAGTCGTCGCCGGTGTAGGTGAATTGGCCGGTGGCGGGGTTGTAGGTGAAGCAGACTGGTTTGGTGCCGGCGGTTGTGTAGCCGATTGTGAGCGGATAGGTGGTCACGCCGTATTTGAGGGCGTAGCCTGCGGCCGTGAAGGTGGCGGTGAGCGGGAACGTCAGGCTCGACGTTTTCTTTGCGTATCCTGCTGTTGTGAACGCGACGGTGAGCGGCAGACTGAGTGTTCCGGTCTTGATCGCGTATCCGGCTGTGGTGTAGGTGATCGACAGCGGTAGCGTGGCGGCCCCGAGCTTCTTGGCTGCCCCCGCTGTCGTGAACGTCGCTGCCAGAGGGAACGTGAGCGCGCTTGTCTTTGTGACGAACCCGGCTGTGGTGTAGGAGACGGTGAGCGGGAACGTGCTGCTGCCGAACGCTCCGACTCGTCCTACGGTCGTGTATCCGAGCGTGAGCGACATGGTTGTGCCGCCGACGGCCTTGCGCGTACCAACGGTGGTTTGGGAGAGCGAGAGCGGGAAGCTGACGGAGCCAAGTAGTTTCGCTGCGCCGACGGTGGTGTAGGCGGCCGTGAGCGCGAAGGTGCTGCTGCCCGCTTTCGTCGCGTAGCCTGCGGTCGTGAAGCCGACAGCCAGTGGCAGGGTGACGCTCCCCGTCTTCTTCGCGAACCCTGCCGTAGCGTATCCGACCGTGAGACTGGTTGCGGTCGCACCCGTTTTCTTGGCGTAGCCCGCTGTTGTGAATCCTGTAGTGAGCGCCATCGACGTCGACCCGTACTGGGTCGTAGGGCCGGACGCGCTCGGGCGCCGCCGCCGCCGCCTCCACTGAGGAGGAGGAGGCGCGGAACGACGGCGAAGCGCCCGATGAGACGCGCTAGGCATCTAGCCTACTGGCCCGAGAAGCCCATACAGCAGCGTCGCATTGATGTCGATAGCCGTCGACGGAGCATTCTCCAAGCGCACAACAAAGGCATCCTCCGCCCCCGCATCGTCGTCGAGCAAGTTCATCACAGGTCGCTCATCGGGACCCCACTGATACAAGTACGGAGTCTGCACATTCCAGCCGTCAGACAACAACTTTCGCTCGGTCGTCCCAGTCGTGAGCGTCCCACACATCACGTCGAACTCCATGTAATAGGAAGGGCTAGCAATCACCTCAAGCGGCGCGGGTGCGGTAGCCACGTTGGCATAGGTCGTCGCCGTGCCCGTCACGACAGCATCATCGAACTTGGAGACACGCACCCCAATGTGCTCATTCGTCAGGAGCGTCACCCCATCTCGTTGGGCGATCGACAACGCCAAAGGCACGAACACCACGTGGCTGTAACCCGTGACTATGCCGGGTCGGTTGCTGATCACGAACAGATCCGCGGCCGCCGAAAACGCCAGATTCGTGACGGTGATCGCGTACTTCACGAACAAAGAAACATCCATTGCTACTCCTCCACGTAGATCGTCGGAACGTCAACCACTACGCAGCCAATGCAGACAACGTGATGTCGAGATCGCCAATAGCGATCTCGAACGTGTCTCCCGCAGTCATCGCACGAGCCACATTCAGATCATCCGAACCCAGGAACGTGCCGGCAGACACCGCATCCCAAAACGACACATGAGAGAACGTCTCGGTTGTCGAAACGGCCGTCCACGTGAGTGCCGCCGAATTAGTGATCGCACCCGCCGACGCAGCCGAAAACGTCACCGCCTTACGCGTCGTCTCCAACGCCGCATTCGACGCACCCGCAACACCCGGATCACCCAAATGCAACTTCACGAAAAACCCAACCGGATCCGTATACGTCACCGACCGACAATACGCATCCAAAATCGCGTTAGCTGATGCCGCTGCAATACCTGTAGTCATCTCGTGTCACTCCTTTGTCATTGGATGGTCACGCCGCGCATGTCAGTCGCGCGAGTCGACATGAACGAAAACGGTGCCGGACGTCGACACAGCCGCCTGCGCAACCGTAAGCCGAAGATGGTCGTCGATCGGCACACCCTGATTCAGATATGCGGGCAACGCAGCAGTACCCCCAGCCGTCGTGTTCAACACCGGGCGCGGCTGATACTGAAACGGTGCCGCCTGGTTCGCCACGTCGAGAACGGTGCCGCCATCCGAGAGGCGCGTGAACGCGAAATCTCCGGTGCCGCCGGCCGTCAACTGTGACGCCGCGTTCGGAGCCCTGATCTCGAGGATGTAGCCCGACAACGGGAGCGCCGACAAAGCCGTGCCGCCGCCCCATGCGTTCGTGCTGATCACAAGCCTATGGACGGAAACGCTCACGGTCGCAACCTCCCGGTCGTAGGGTCGAAAGCGGCGGACGCCGGGATGACGATGCCGCGAAGCCTTGTCGAACGCCTGCCAGAACGAACGCCAGCCTTAAAGTCGTGGCGCTCCTGCCGCTCCTCCTTGTGCGCCTCCGAAATCCCGGTGCCCGGATAACGGCGCTCATACCGGTCGGCAAGCGAACTCATTCGTCGAGCCCGGGCACGCGAAGGCCCGCCCCCACCGAAGCAGGAGCGAGCCCAAGCGAACACATCACGTTCCGATCGCCATCCAGAAAGCGGTGCCGATCACAGCCGACGCCGTCCCCATCTGGTCGTAGCCCTTCAGCATCAGCGTGCCGGACGCCTTCACTGACGCCGTCACCGAACTGAAGCCCGCGATCGTCCCAGCAGTCGAAGACAGCAGCCCGGAGGGTGTTGCCTGCGCATACAGGACGGTCGTGAGGCCAGTTGCGACGTCGACGGTGCCGGCGTTCGACAGCACCGCCGACCCCGCTGCCATCCGAAGGCCCGTCGCCGTCACGATCGGAGCGACGTTCCCGACATGACCCGACGACACAGACACGCCGTTCGGGAATGTTGACTCAGCCATCAGCCAAGCACCTCCCTACGCGACGTTCTGGCCCAGGAGCCACTCGTAACGCGTCCAACCGTACGAGTACCGCATGTACGCGCGGTACTTGCCGGTGAACGTGTCGAAGTCCTCCTCACGGCCGAACTCGAGCGGAATCCTGTCGTACCACCGCAGACTGTTGCGCATCGCGGTCGAGTCGATCAGGAACCAGTTGTTCGTGTCGGTCAGGTAGTTCCACACGATCAGCCGGTAGCGGCCTGCCTGCGGGTTGATCGCGTTCTGCGCCGACGTCGGGTCGAGAAGCGACTTCGTGATCTCGAGCCCGGCGTCTTCCAAGTCCGGGGGAACGAGGATCGTGTCGGGCATGATGTTCATGATGTCGCCTCGGTCGTCTGTGAGCCTCATCATCGATACGCGGGCCGCGGACACGTTCGCTTTCGTGAGGGCGGCTGTCCCGGTGTTCGACTGTGTGGTGGCGTCGTCTGCCGAGTACGGATGTGATGCGGAGCACAGGACGACGCCGTCGGCGCCGAGCGTCGAGTTGCCGTCCGCGTTCGTCGTCGAGCTGAACGCGTTGTTGAAGACCGACGCCGCCGAAAGCTCTCGCTTCCGGAACGCCGAGTCGCCCAACTGTGCGGACGAGTCGAACGCGATGTCGGTCAGGTTGTCGTCGGCGAGTTTCCGTTCGACGTAGAAGCCCTTCGCGAACTGGACGTGCGTGAACGTCGTCTTGAACCCCTTGTTGAGGTCGTCGTAGTTGACGCGTCCGGAGCCGTTGGCTCCGTCGAACGCCCAGTTTTTCGCTCCGAGCGCCCCCACACCGATCGACTGTTCGTCAGCGCGGCCGGAGCTACGCATCGAGAACAAAGACGGGATCGAGGACTGGACTCTGCCGAAACTCGTGTAGAACGCGTCCGACAGAGCCGGGGTGAGCAGGTCTGCCCAATGGGAAGAAACAGCCATTTCTCAGCCTCCCTACTGGGCCTTGTTGAAGAGGTGATGACCCACGTTGAACAGCACCTGGGTCTCCATGGTCGCCGACTTCGCATGCACCACGATGAACTCTTTGTTCGAGCTCGCCGCGAGGGTCTGCGCGCCGGTTGCGCCGGACAGGTCGAGTGTGGCTCCTGCCAGCCTTGCGTTCGCGTCTGCCGTCTGAAGGATGACGTCAGGGTCGACACACACCTGAATGTTGGTTGTCGAGTCGACAGCGGCGACGGTCGCGGACACGATCGGGCCAACGAGCGTTGTGTCGCCCGTTGCTCCGAGATCGATCTCGCCGGTCTCGACGTTCGCGATGTCACCGAAGGACAGTGTTTCGGTGTCCTTCGCCTTCATGGTGATGATCGTGGGGGCGCCTCCGGAGAGACGTCCTGCGATCGTGAAACCTGCCATGAGCAGATCCCTTCTGTTGACGTTTGCGGTGGGATGGTGCTTGGTGCCGTCCGCTCGCCTTGGAGGGATCGGGGCTTTGCTGCTACTGCTTTGTTTGCAAGGACGTCCAGTCGTCGAACGACTTGACGTCCTTCAACGCGGCGTACTGTTCCGGCGTCTTGCCGAACCGTACGGCCGCTTCGAGCTCTTCCGCCGTGAGTGCAGGAGGCGGCCCTTCTTTGCCGCCGTCGCCTGCGTTCGTGGCGGGCTTCCTTGGTGGGGCGGGTGTGCCTTTCAGGCCGGGCTCTCTCTCGATGAGTTCGGCGAGGACGTCGTCGAGGTTCGTGGGATTGTCTTCGTTGTCCCACTCGATCGTGGTGCCGTCCATTTTGAGTGCGGCGACCGCGAGCCTGGGGCTCGTGATCCCGAGTTCTTGTGCGCGTTCGCTGACGGCCAAACGTAGCGACGTGTCTTTCTTCTCGGCTGCCCACGTTTGTTCGCGCTGCTGGTAGTCGGCAACCTGGTCTGTGAGGCGTTGCGACTCCGTTTTGTCGGCGTCCTCGATCTGCTGCAACCGGTTGCGAAGCGCCTCCGCTTCCTTCGCTTGCGCCTTGTACGTTTTGACTTCTTCGCGTTGTTTGCGGATCGTCGCCATCGCACGTTCCTGATCGAACGCCTCCGGCAGATCAGCTGCCGGCAGATCGGTCTCGACGTCGGGTGGTTCCGTCGTTTCGGTCGGGTCGGGGTCTTCAGCCATCTCGGCTCTCCTGACTGGGCGCCTTGGCCCGAATGTACAAAGTGTCGACAGACGTGAACTTCATTTCCTGCCCCTTCACGAGCGTGTAGCCGTGATGATCGGGGACGGACGACCATTCGAGATCGGATTCCGCGACGACCGTCAACACAACCGCCGGCGTCTCGTCGCTCATGCTGCGGCTTTCGGCGTCTTGTAGTCGGAGCACTGGTCGTAATGGGCGGGGAGCGTCGCGCCGCACTCGACGCAAAGGG